AATTATTATTCTATTATATTGTTTGGATAAAGACTGATGACAAAAAATTACGAACCATAATAATAATTGATTTGTTAGTTACTATGGGAGTTATTGATATGGTTTTCGGTATCATAAAGATTTTTATTGATAAAGTTAAATCAATGGGATCATATTTTAAGAAAGAAACAGGTTTTCAAGAAGAAATAAATAAAATATATTCTAGTTATGATTCAAAAGTTCAATCAAATCAAGAAACTATATCACAAATTCATGAAACAGTTGAACAGGTTGAGACTCAAACAATGGAAAATCATTCATCCATTTTGGAGTCTTTTCTAAATATAATAGAAACAAAAACACCTGTAGTTTTAGGCTTATTAGCTTCTTCAACTATATTATATTTGGGTTTTGATTCTTTTAAAATGCCAACTAAAGATGTTGGAAAAAAGATAATTGAATCATTTAGAAATGTCTCTTATATTTCGGCAGGGATAACAGCTTTGCCTAAAGTATATGACGTAATATTTATGGTTTATAATTATTGTTTGGATCACATAAAGTCAATTTTTAAACGAGATCACAAAACTGTTCTAGAAAAACACAGAGTTGTAAGAGAATGGTTAACTTCAGCTGTTTATTGTGAAAATATAACACCAAAATTATTGACAAGAGATGTAGGATCTATCTTGGGATTTTTTAAAGATCATGTTGAAATGCAAAGAATAAAATTATGGATATTTGATGTTAAAGATTATAATTTACAAAGAGCATTTACAGAACAACGTAAATTAATGGAGAAATTGTATCCTATAGCAAGATCAGCCGCAAGGATACTATTAGGAGGAATTGAACCTTTCCATGTACAACTTTATAGTCAGCAATCAGGAATAGGTAAGACTGACGTTAATGCTCAAATTGTTAAAGTCGTTAGACAAGTTATTGAAGAGGAGGCTAATTTGATTCGTCATACTTTGGGATTAGAACCAAACCCAAGTCGCTTACAATCAAATGATTTGTACGTCCTACAAGACAATTTAGATCATTGTGACATGTATTATGGTCAAACTGTCGCAATTCAAGATGAATCAAACATAACCAATCAAGTTGAAGTGGACGAGATTTTAATGAAAATGAATCTTTTCTCCGGTAATCCCGTCATAACAAAACAAGCGGATTTAAGTAGTAAAGGAAGGATGTTTGAATTAGAATGCGTTATAAGTAACACCAATAACGCTTTTACTCAGCCCGATGGTTTATTGAGACCTGACACTCTTTGGAGAAGAAGATTATTATTCGAAGTAAAAGTCAAAGACAAATATTGCGTCATGGACAACAATTCAAATTCTGTTATGATTTTGGATCATGCAATTGTAAATGATGGATTAAATAGAACATTGGGACAACATCTGGTCTTTTCAATGGCCGATCCAGTAATACAAGGAAAACCGGTTAATGATGCATTTGTTAATTTGGAAATAGATCAATTTAAAGAATTAATAAGAGCTCTTTTTAAAAAACACATCGCAACAGAAGAAGAAAGACACTTGACAAAGGATAGTATGGCTTGTTATTTGAGACATAGATTAGTTCAAATCTACGGTGAAGTTGAAAAACTTTCACGGAAGACTAATATCAATTCTCTTGAAAAATTGAATTCAGCACTTAATGCCATGAAAGTAGATATAGATAAGCCTCGTTATCAATTTATTGATGATAAG